TTTCCTTAATTAAGTATGCTGTTTTCTTTATTTATGATTGAAATAAAGTACATAGATAATTTCTTCACTAAATATTAGATAACGTTAATAAGTCAAGGTATCTATGTCTGATCTTACCATGGAAGGCCTGCAATCGGCATTTGCTGCCGCATTGCAACAAAACAACTCGATAGCTGCCAAAGCGAATGCGAAAGCCTTGAATAGTAAATCAGGCGGTTCAAGCGGAAGTAGTGGTGGTAGCGGTAGTACATGGCGAGACCCAGATATGAAGGGTTTAACTGGTGCCGCTTCTGCTTTCACTGGTTCTATCAAAGGATTACATTCTGGTTTCGGTGGTATGATTACTACTGTACAGAGTTCAACCAAATCATTCACTGAATTTTCAAAAGGAATATCGTCTAGTTCTAACGGCGTGAAACTGCTCGGTGAAGGTCTGCTTGCCGGATCAATAATGATAGGGGCATCCTTAGTTAAGTGGGTAGGTGATTCTATGGATACCTACCGTAGCTTGAATTCGATCGGCCAGACTTTTGGTGGTAGTGTCTTGAACATGCAATTGGCGGCCGCTCAAGCCCGTATGCCATTGGGTGAATTTTCAGCGGCATTAACAAAAAATAGCCAACTGGTATCGGTAATCGGAGCACAGGGCTTTGGTAACCTGAGCAAGTCATTGCGTAGCAGCTTAGTTGATGTTGGCCAATTGGGACTATCATTAAGCGATACTAATGATATTGTGGCTGCATATTCACAGAACATGCTCACACTTGGACAAAAGCAAGTATTGTCATCCCGTGATGCAACTGCTGGTATGCGTGATTTGGCTGTTGAATCGTCAATGCTTGCCGCACAAAGTGGTAAAAACAGAATGGAGCTTATTAAAGAAGCTTCGCAAGCATTAGCTGATCCGTCACTAGTAACAAAAGCAATGACCATGCAGGGTGCGGCTGGAGAACAATTCGCAGCAGCCACACAGAAGTCTATTATGTTCATGACTTCTCTTCCTGGAGAAGCCGGCAAGTTGTTTTCCACGATGTCGAGTCAAGCTTATGGTGCTGGTACATCACTGTTTAGTGCTGGTGCGCAGATGTTCACCAAAGCTGGTATGGGTGGTATGGTTGGTATCATGGACGAATATACTCAGCGAGTTAAAAATGGCGATGACAGTGATGCATCTAGAGCTCAAATGGTTAATAAAGCCTTGTCTCTTTACACCGCAAATGCCGAATCATTGAATAGACAAGTTATTGCTGGCAATCCTGACGCGGTTGCGGCCGTAGCAGCTTTGAATGAATTGAAGAAAAGTGCTGATAACTACAGTGTTGCTGGTGCTGCCCGCATCAGGGCCGAACAAGCTCAGCAAACCAAGACTACAAATGCGTTAAACAATCTGAATTATGCTTTTGATAATGTCACTGGTACCATTAAAGAACAACTGATTAAAGGATTGATTGCCTTTACTGATCAAGGTGGTGCCGAATATACCAAAACGGTAAATGATTTAGTAGCTCAGGTTAAGATAATGATTGCTCAGGTATTTTCACCAGAAAATATTAGTGCAATGATGACATTTGCTGTCAATGTTGGTAAGGTTTTGGTACCAGTTGTCCAAGGGTTGGGATTTGTACTCACGAATTTGATGAAGGGCTTCAACTTTTTAGTCGATAAGGTTGGAGTATTTGGAGCAGTAGTAGGTACCGTAATTACTTTGTTTTTGGTTAACAGAGCAAAGCTGGCCATACAAAAAGAATTGAAAGCCAGCAAAGACCGTATGATGGGTAAAGAAATTGAACAGGGTGCCGAGCAAGGTGTTTCTCATGCTTTGGTCAAATTCAGTAATGGTTCAGCTTTGCGAGTAGTAGACATCAATCACCCTGCTGCACAAAATGCAGCAGCTGAAGCGGCAGGTGAAATAGAAGAATCAAAAGGTACATCTGGGAAGGGTGGTAAATTCAGTAAGGTTTCCAAATTTGCGTCAAAGGCTGGTAGATATGCTGGTCCAGCATTAGCACTTGCTGATATGGCCACTAATGCAACTATGGATGATAAAAACCCAGCGAAGAAAACGGTCACTGGTGCATTAGGCGGGGCGGCTACTGGTGCCTTCGTTGGTGAAATGGCTGAACCGTTGCTTGCAATGTTGGCACCACTTACTGGCGGTTTGTCATTACTCCTTGCTCCGTTTGCACCTCTTATTGGTGGTGCTATTGGTGGTGCTATTGGCGCTTTGATGGCTAATTGGGATGATGTTAAGGATGCGTTTTCGAAAGGCTTTACCGCAATAGCAGATACTTTCTCTGGCCTTTTTAATTGGCTTGGCAAAATAGTAATGTACACCCCAATCGGTGGTGTCATTAATTTGGTAAAGCTGTTTACGACTAGCGGATGGGATAAGGGTTTTGAAACATTGAAAACCAGTATTTCAGGAGCTTTTGATATGTTCGCAAACGTGTTTAGTAATGTATTTGGATGGCTCGGTGATAAGATTTCATGGTTAGCCAATCTTGATATTATGGGATTACTTAAAAAGTACTTGCCAAGTTCAGTGGTTGATATGATCGACGTACTGGCTGGTAAAAAGTCAATCACCATATCAGGGCCTGCCGACAAAGCTAGTGAATCTGGCAAAACCGAAGTAAAGATTGAACAGATGCAAAATACGATTGCCACTTTGCAAAAGCAATTGGCTGAAACACAGAAAGATAATGCAACGATACATAAACAATTGGATAAATTAATTAATGCTGTATCACACGGTTCTAATCAAAGTGCTGCTTTGAATGGCGCAATTCTTGATGCGACTAAGAAAGGCAATAAGATTATGTCTGATCCACTAAGTGGTCCAGCTTAATGCCAATTGACTTGATGTCATAACATCAATATAATAAATATTCAAAATTCCTATAATAAGAAGAATAGTCAATGACGTGGAAAAAGCATTTTAAAATGGTACAGATGCCAGGGGTTCAACAACCCAAACCATCTACCGGTGGTGGCTCTGGCTCTGGTAGCAAGTATTCTAGCTATTTGCCAGAAGTATATGCTGGCCATCCAAACCGCATTCAAAGATATTTTCAATATGAAGATATGGATCGAGACAGTGAAATTAATGCTGCTCTGGATACAATCGCTGACTTCTGTACGCAAAGCGAAGAACAGAACGAGCAACCCTTCTTTATTCACTATAACGATGATGCCAATGCTACCGAGGTAAAGCTTGTTCATACCTGCTTGCAGAAATGGACAAAGCTTAATAACTTTCGTAGCCGTTTGTATACGACTTTCCGTAATGTGATTAAGAATGGAGACCAGTTCTTCCTTCGTGATCCCGAGACCAAAGAATGGTTGTGGATTGATCACTATGACGTTGAACTAGTTCGTGTAGACGAGGGTTCCGGTAAAGAACCAATGGAATACGTAATTCGTAACTTAGATTACGGCAAGCAAAACCAATTCGCTACTAAGCCAGCAGATCCTAATGAGTACAATACTCCAATGGGTTCAGCTACTAGTCCATTCTCCCGTTCATCAAGTACTGGTGGCGGTGGTGGTAATATGTTCACATTGCCAGGACAAGGTAGTGATCCTCGTTTTGGTAACAATGCCGTGCCACAAAGTCACGTGATTGATGCTAAGCATGTGGTGCATTTGAGCTTGTCTACTGGTATGGATTCAAACTGGCCGTTTGGTGCTTCTGTTTTGGAACCAGTGTTCAAGACGTTTAAGCAGAAAGAACTGTTGGAAGACGCTGTGATCATCTATCGTGTCCAGCGTGCCCCAGAGCGTCGAATATTCTACATCGACGTTGGTACGATGCCTCCAGTGCTTGCCAATGCACACGTTGAACGTGTCAAGAACGACATTCACCAACGACGCATTCCAAACCGTACTGGTGGTGGTAATTCAATTATGGATGCAGCCTACAACCCGTTGACTATGATGGAAGATTACTTCTTCGCACAATCGGCTGAAGGACGTGGTTCAAAGGTTGAAACACTTGCTGGTGGTGAACAGTTGGGTGAGATTGCCGACTTGGAGTTCTTTAACAAAAAGCTCCGTGCTGGTCTGCGTATCCCATCAAGCTACATGCCTGGTGGTGACGACGGTGGTCAAGTTGCTTATAACGATGGTAAGATGGGTTCTGCGATGATTCAGGAATTCCGTTTTAACAAATACTGTATGCGTCTACAGAGCTTGTTGGCGCCAGTGTTTGACAAAGAGTTTAAGCAATTCTTGAAAGACAGTGGTATTCAAATTGAAGAAAGTTTGTTTGAATTGTTCTTTAATCCACCACAAAACTTTACAAAGTATCGCCAGATTGAACTTGATGCAGCACAAATGAATGTGTATGCGCAAGTGGCCGATAACAAGAAGTTATCAGAGCGTTTCAAATTTAAGCGTTTCTTGAATCTTACAGAAGAAGAAATGTTGGAAAACGAACGTATGTGGGCAGAAGAAAACCCAGCGAAGATGCAGGGTGCAGTTGGTAAGACAGCAGCGGATAACATGCCAGGAGATGGCTTGAGTTCTGTTGGTGTTAGCTCCGGTGGTGGCTTTGGTGATTTAGGCGGAGACGATACTGGTGGTGATGAGGGTGGAGATGATACTGGCGATGATGCTGGTGGTGCCGATGCTGATCTCGGTTCTGACATTGACTCCGCATTAGGTGGTGGCGATACAGGAGGCGGTGATGGAACTGAATGATTTTGATAATAATGCTCCAACAATGTATGACCCAGATGCAGATGTTCTGGGTACGGCAGATTTGATGGATACACGTAAGGACAAACTAACTTTACGTGACTTGAATAAACTCAAGAAGCTACGTGCATTTCGGAAATTGGAAATGTTGAAACGACAAGACTCTTTGGCTATTATCTATGGACAAGGTACTGGCGATGAAGACGAAGGCGGTGGGTTTTAATTAACCGATTGTCATATTAAGAGCCCGGATAATATCCGGGCTTTTTCTTTGTCCGGTTGCCTATGTATCACGGCAACACAACCGTAATAAGACACTTAAATATCAAGAATCGCGTTTTTTCGCTCTTATGGTTATCGCCATAAAGTACAAGCTAAATAAAAGTAGAACACGATTTAATGTGCGTGTTTAAAAAAAGGGAGACTTAAAATGCGTTCAATTTTGGAAAAAGCACTGATCGCCTTGCTCAATGAAGAGCGCGATAAGGCTGATGCACTTTTCCATGAGTTCATCCTTGAACGTTCTCGCCAGATCCATGAATCATTGCGTCAGGGTGAGGACTTCGTTCTAGATGAAAGCTGGGAAAATGAACTTGCCATTGATGAGATGTTTACAGAAGCAGATCTCATTGGTGAGGATGATGAAGAAGATGACGAGCAAGTTAACGAATTTGCATTCGATGACAACTCCGATGCTGATGCAGAATCAGACGAAACAGATACAGACACAGCAGTTGATGCAGACGCTGATGCTGAAGCAGACGTAGACGCAGCAGATGACTCAGCATTCGATGCTGACACTGATGCAGAAGCAGACGTTGATGCGGAAGATGGCGACATCGAATCACGTGTTGATGATATCGAAGCAGAATTGCAAGCACTGGCAGCAGAATTCGATGCTCTCGTAGCAGGTGAAGATGATGCTCTGGACGGCGTTCGCGACGATACAGAAAACGGCGACTTTGGCAACATTGATGGTCAAGATGACGTAGAAGGGTCTAGCGACTTTGATACAGTTGATCATGAAGGCGAAGACGACGTAGAAGAAGACTACAATAACTTTGGCGAATCAGTAACTACTGATCTCGAAAAAGTATCAGTCAAGATGGTCGACGGCACTGAACAAGGTGGCGGAAAGATCACACAAAACAAGAAGAGCCCAGGCTTGCAGCCAAAGCTGGACCAACGCGCACTGAAAGGTGAGCCAGTTCAGATTAAGGCAACAGAGCATAGCGGTTACGAGCGCCAAACTGCCCCAAAGACAACAGATATGCCTAAGCGTCAAAACACTAAGGCAAAAGCAGCTGACGGCCGTGCAACAGTTAAAAAAGAAGGCGACAAATCAGCAACTCTGAATGACACTAAGGCTGACGCCGCAGGTCAAAAGAGTCTGATTGGTTCAGGCAAGAACTTCGGTAAGAACTAAGCCATGGAAAGATTTCTATCAGAACGTTTGACATACGATCAAGCCAACATTCAAGTTGTTACAGAAGCTCCGGAATTTGAAGGTGCTCCTAAGCAGCTCTACATGAATGGTATTTTTATTCAAGGTGGCGTTAAGAACCTTAATGAACGTGTGTATCCGGTCCAAGAAATCCGCCGTGCTGTAGATAATGTCAATGAGATCCTTATAAAAGGTGAAAGCGTTTTGGGTGAAGCAGATCATCCAGAAGAGCTTAACATTAATTTGGATCGCGTCAGCCACATGATTACGAAAATGTGGATGGATGGTCCCAATGGTTTTGGCAAACTTAAAATTTTGCCAACTCCTATGGGAAACATTGTAAAAACTCTTTTAGAGAGTGGCGTGAAATTAGGTGTTTCAAGTCGTGGTAGCGGTAACGTTACTGATGACGGTGAAGTGTCTGATTTCCAAATCGTAACTGTTGACATCGTTGCTCGCCCTAGCGCACCAAACGCCTACCCCAAGGCAGTTTACGAAGCTAAGAACGGCAAGCGCGGTTCAATTATCGAAGATCTAGCCCATGCTGTGAAGCATGACCAAAAGGCACAAAAGCACCTGACAAAGGAACTTTTGGATTGGATCAATAATTTGAAAGCCTAAGGAGTGGTCCATGGATAACATAGTTAATAAGTTGTTTGAAGCTGGATTGCTCAGTGAGACAGACAAAGAAGCATTGCAAGCAGGTTTTGAATCTCATGTTCAAGAAGCTGCAGAAGCGCAAGCTAAAGTAATTGCTGCACAAGCAATTAAAGAAGGCGTGGAAGCAGGTGTAAAAGCTGGTGTTGCTGCTGAAGTAGAAGCAGTTACAAGCCAAATTCGTGAAACTGTGGAAACACAGATTCGTGAAGAAATGGCACAGCGTTTTGAACACGACAAGTCAACACTTGTAGAAGCAATGGATCGTATGCTCACTGACGTAGTCCAGAAGATTGAGACAGATCGCACCAGCGAACTAGCTCGTCTCCGTGAGTCCCGTACTCGTTACGATGCTGCCATTAAGGAAGCACGTGGCACATACAAGACTCGCATTCAGGAACACGCGAAGACCTTGGAAGGTTTTGTTCTACGCAAGCTCAACTCAGAGCTGCTGGAATTTAACGAAGACAAAAACGCAGTCGCAGAAATGCGCGTTAAGCTTGCTGCTCAATTGGCAGAAGGCAAAGACGTGTACAAGAAGCGTCTCAAAGAACACATGACCCTTATGCGTGGTTTTGTGATGGACAAACTGGCAGCAGAGATTGGTGACTTGCGTAAGCAAGAAGCTGCTCTGACAGCGAAGCAAGAAACTATTGCTCTCGAGTCACTTGCACATCGTAACGCATTGGAAGAAGCATACTCAGCACGCCTGAAGAAGGTTGATGAGTTTGTGGTACGTCAAGTGTCTGCTGAATTGCGTGAATTCCAAGAAGATAAGCGTGCATTAGTAGAAAAGCGTGTTCAGTTGGTTGCTGAATCACGTGCAAAACTCGCAGCTACACAACGCAAGTTTGTGGCAGAAGCAGCTAAGATGGTTGATGTGCAAGTCACAGAAACATTGAAAGTTGAACTGACACAGTTGCATGAAGACCTAGAAAAGAATCGTCAGAACATGTTCGGACGCCGTATTTTCGAAGCAGTGGCAGCAGAGTTTATGACTAGCTATTTTGGCGAAGAAACAGAAGTTCGTAAAGTTGAAACAGTTCTCGAGTCTACCAAGGCTGAACTGGCAACACTGAAGAACCAACTGGCTGAGTCACAAAAAAATGCTGACGTGTCCGCACGTAAAGCAAAGCTGGCCGAAGAAACCACAAATCGTACAAAAATTATGGCCGAACTCACTGGCAACTTGTCACGTGATAAGAAAGCTGTAATGCAAGAGCTGCTCGAAACTGTCAAAACGACACAACTTCGTGAAGCTTTTACTAAATATCTTCCAGCAGTCCTCAATGAGGGCAGCAAGAAGCAAGCTCCGCAGAGCCGCCAACGTACCCTTACGGAAGCACCTGCTGTAAAAGAGCTGAGCACTGTAGCTATTACCGGCGACCAGCGCACTAATCGACTGCTAGAAACAGTCCAGGCTGAAGAATCAGATGAAGTTGCCGTTAGTAACGAAGCAGCGACAATCTTGAGACTAGCCGGTATTAAAAAGTAAACTTGGAAAATATACCATGACTAAACTCTTTGAATCCCAGTGGTCACAGACTAAGAAAATGCTCTGCGAAGGCAAGGATCTGACCCACAACCAAGACGGTACCCTGAATCCTACTAAAAAGAAGGTAATGGAAACTGTTCTGGAGAACACATATCGCGAACTGAAGCTGATGGAAAACGCTACAGCTGGTGCAACAAACAGCAGCAACGTTGCCACACTGAACAAGGTTATCCTGCCAGTTATTCGTCGTGTTATGCCAACTGTTATCGCTAACGAAATTATTGGTGTTCAACCAATGACAGGCCCAGTTGCACAAATCCACACACTGCGCGTCCGCTATGCTGACTCAGTTGCTGGTTACGTACAAGCTGGTAACGAAGCATTGTCCCCATTCGACATTGCCCGTGCTTACTCAGGTAACTTGAACGGTACAACACCACAGGCAGCTCCAACAACATCACTGGAAGGTACAGCAGGTAAGCGCTTGTCCATCCAGATCGTTAAGGAAGTTGTTGAAGCTAAGACACGTAAGTTGTCAGCACGCTGGACATTTGAAGCAGCTCAAGATGCACAAGCCCAACAAGGTATTGACATCGAAGCAGAAATCATGGCAGCTTTGGCACAAGAAATTACTGCTGAAATCGACCAGGAAATCTTGACATCATTGCGCGCTTTGCCAGGTGCTCCAACAGCAGTGTTTGACCAGTCACAAGTGACAGGTACACCACACTTCGTTGGTGATGTACACGCTGCTTTGTCAATCTTGATTAACCGTCAAGCAAACTTGATCGCTGCACGTACACGTCGTGGCGCAGGTAACTGGGTTGTTGTTTCCCCAACAGCTTTGACAATTCTGCAATCAGCTACAACTTCAGCTTTTGCACGTACTACAGAAGGAACATTCGAAGCTCCAACAAACACAAAGTTTGTCGGTACTTTGAACAACTCAATGCGCGTGTATGTTGACCAATACGCACAAGACAGCACACCAGTCTTGGTTGGTTACAAGGGCCCAGGCGAAATTGATGCAGCAGCTTACTACTGCCCATACGTTCCACTGACATCAAGTGGTGTTGTTATCGATCCTAACACGTTTGAACCAGTTGTTTCGTTCATGACGCGTTATGGTTTCTTGGAACTGAATAACTCAGCTTCAAGCTTGGGTAACGCAGCTGACTACTTGGGTCTGGTTGGTATCAATACAGCTAACTTGAAGTTCCTTTAATCGAATTACTTGCTTAGTACTCCTAGGCAAGTTTACTGATTATAGACTTTAACAGTCGCAGATAAAAAGGGGATGCAATGCATCCCCTTTTTGCCATCTAGCATTTCAATATTTCTCATTCACCAATACAACGATTTAAACAACGCCTCTAGGGCGTCTTCATCGTCCTCAACACTACCTACTTGTCTGCCATTACGGGACACTTTGATCCAATGTACACCAGAATCATTTTTCATCTGCATGGCGATTTTCAATGCCATGGCAAAATGATTTGTGGTATACTTTGGACGTGCTAGTCTACCAACTTTTCCACCTGAATGATCAACAACATAGATGGTCGTAAATGCATCGATGCGAACATGAACGTATTGAAACATATGGTTATGATCTACCATTTGCATGATTGAAACAACGCATCAAGTGCTTCGTCCTCGTTTTTAACAATAGCCACAGTCTTACCCCACTTTGTTACCTCAATCCAATAGGCTTCATGATCGATCATCATTTGCATAGCTATCCCTAATGCATTAACTAAGTTATTAGAAAAACCAATTGTATGAAAGCAAAAAGGGCTACCATCAATAGTCTCAATAACAAATACTTTGGTATGAGTTAGCATAATTTTCACAAGCACGTAATTCTGCTTGGGGTCGTAGGCTACCATTTGCAAGACTGAAACAAAGCATCAAGAGCTTCGGTTTCATTATGAATAAGTGCCAATTTGGTACCCCACCTTGTTACTTTTATTGATTTGGCTTTATGTTTATAAAACAGACCAATGGCACTTTGCAATGCTAGCGGGAAGTTATTTGGTAGTTTGTTACTATCTATGATGACTTTAAGGCTATTTGGTGCATCTGGCGTATATGGTGGTATCGTATAAAAGGCACTGACCTTGGTAAATATTTCAATTCGTATCGAAATATAGATGACGTCAGTATGCATATGTAAATATTGCCTCTAAGGCTTCGTCATCATTACTAAAAGTCATAGCAATTTCGTGTCGAAACACACTACTGGATTTTTTCACTTTTACGATCTTGAGATTGTGAAGTATTTTCAATGCCATTGCTTTTCCTACCGCGATTACAAAGTTTGGTTGAATCAAAACTGAATCAGCAGAAAAGCCATAACCTTGTCCACCCTTCATAACGCCAATACGCATAAAATGTTTGGCTGCCAAAATCATAACGTAATCTTCTTCTTTTGGTTGATTAGGCATAATACCAAGCCAATGATTG